TTTTAAGAAAATCCCATTGTGCTAAATCTCCTCTTAGATTATTTAATAAAGTAGAATCTGTTATAGCATCTACTGACTTAGTAATCATAACAGAAGAAAAATTTATTTGGGGAGGGTCAAATATTGTATCATATTTTTGATATACTGAATTAGTAGATGAAGCTAAAAATTGTGCTTGTGCAGTTTCTCCTAAATCTAAAGTAATTGTTAAATTACCATTATATGTTACTGTACCTCCTGTAGATGTAGTTAAAGGTATTAAATCTTTTTCTTCAGTAGTACCATCATTTCTTGTGATTAACCATCTAGTAGAATATTGATTAAATGGAAAAGCAGCATTTACAACTATATCATAAGAATAATCTATAATATATGTACTATTATTATTTACAGAAGTTATTATATCAGTAGAATCGTTATAATCAACACTTGTACCCCAACCAACAAAACCTAATGCGTTTCTATTTAATTTTAAGTTAGTATAGCTTGTACCTGCATAGTGATGTGTATTATTCATATAAAGACCTATTTCACTATTGCTACCTAAATCAACAGGTGCATTACCTGCACCCCAATTAAAGTCCATAAATAAATTAGTAAATGTAGAACTGTCTAAAAAAGTAGATGTATATGTAAAACCTGTATCATTAAATATTTTGTTTAATATGTATTTACATTGTATAAAAGGTCTAAAAGCATCTTCTAATTTATTTAAAACAGGCATATTTGAACTATCAACAGTCAAATCTCCTGTCCAATCAACAAAAGGATATTTTAATACTTTAGTATTGTTTACTCCTAAACCTGAATCATAAGCAAAAGAAGTTATGTCTAATGGGTTACTAAGTGTTATACCTGTGCTATCATACCAACTATTTACTATATTGGTTTTATTATATTCGTGTTCTAATTCAGAAAAATCTAAATCACTTAATTTTTTATTTTTAAGCACATCTACTAATACTATAGATTCTGTATATAAATTTACATTATAACTAATTTCTCCATCTTTATTTACAATATCTATTAATTTAAGAAAGCCTCTAAATATTATATTTCCATCTTGTTTTAATACACATTGTGTTTGTATATATGGATTAAAACTATTTCCATTACTTTCTACTGAGTTTGTTATCTCAAATATTTGTGTAAATATTCTATTATTTCTTTTAGTAGCAGGAAGATTAAAGTCCTTAGAATAACTTTGTGTTTTTTCAGCTACATTTTTAAAATTATCTATAGATAAGCTTAATGGTATATCTTCTTCTTCATATAAGTCACATATAACTTGTCCATCGAATAAATCTGTAATTACAATAGGTGGTGTTGCACCTGCACCTTTAATACTTATTCTTCTCACATCTATATAATCATTACCACTATTTTGAAAATCTAATATCAATACTTCTGTTGAATTACTTGCTGTAAAATCAAATGTTTTAAAACCTGTAGTAGCAGTAGATATTGCAGTAACTCCACCACCACCTAAATTATTACCAAAACCTGTAGCTCCTATAAATATAAAACCGTTAGTAGCTTTATTGACTATTTTAAATTTTAATTGATACGTTGCACCTACTACTAAATTATTTATTTCTTGATATATACCACTACTTGAATTAGAACCACCTGATGCTGCTCTGAATCTTAGTTTAGGTACAAAACCACTTATTTTTATAGGATAATCTACATCTGCATAAGATGAACTACCTTGCGACCTAAACTTTTTCCAATTAGTTATAGGTGCATCATTAGTAACTGCATCAAAAGCAGGGTCATTAGCAGAGGAGCTATAACCTGTATGATTAGCTATAGTATTAAAACCTAAACCATCAGCTACTAAATTAGTGTTATTTATACTAGAATTAGATGTGTGTATTCCTTGATAACTTTGTGGGTATATTATTAATTGGGCACTCATTATGCAGATTGTATTCTTTTATTTCTAGTTTTTTCTATTTCAAAAGTATATTGTATTAATTTATCATTAACTTTAGTTTTTCTTATATAACTTGAATTAGTGACTGTTACAGGTTCTACATATTTATATACCATACCACTTGTATCAGAATTAGAATAACCATTAAGTATATAGACTTCAGGACTATTTATTAAATCTTCAAACCATACAGCATCTATATCTATTAAAAAATCAGTATTTATACTTATTCTTTCTTTAGTATTTACTCTAAAATTTTTCTTTCCACCTTTATATCCATTTATTTTGAAAGTATTTTCATTCCAAGTTCCATCTAATTGCGTATATGATATTCTATTAGTTGATAAAGACCTAACTGATTTTTTAGTAAAAGTATAGTAATCCCAAGTTCCATGAGGATTTAACCAAGTTAATCTAACCGCTTCATATCCTTTACAATCATCTGATATAATATTTATTGTATATAATTGACTAATTGCACTATTATCATCATCAAATGCTTGTATTGTATAGTATGATGTGTTTGCTTTATGTGCATCCCAAGATGTACTCCAACCATCTAAATTAGCAGGAAATGCGCCTAAGTAATTTATTCTAGTACGAGCCAAATTATTTGCGTTTGTAAAAGCACCATTAGTCCAATTAGCAAAGTTTGTTATGTTAGCTAATAATGTATTAGAACTATTATATAACTTTATGTTAAAATAATAAACTCTAAAATCAGTTGCATTATTAGTACCTACTTGAAATGAATAATCTACTGTAGATAAAAAATTAAAGAAAGACAGAGTTCCATAATCAGATAATCTTGCGTATTGTGTAGTAGGTGCATTACTTAAAAATTTATCAGTATTACTATTCATTACAAAATTAAAATCTGATAATTGATAACCATAATCATTACCTATTTGATTTAAAACATCATTATATTGTAAATAACCATTATAAAATAAATAAAAATCAGATATTTTAGAATTTGTTGTGTCTATGCTTACATCTCCTGTTTTTGATGTTGAATATTCTAAGAAAAATTCTAACATAAAATACTTAGTAGCATTATTTGATGTAGCAAATTTGTCAATTAAATGAATAGGGTGAGGTGTAGTATTTGTATATGGTACAGTTTTATATGTGCTAGAGTTTCCAAAATCAGTACCTAAATTATCAGATTTAACAAAATTTTCTAATATAGGTTGCATAGAAAATATACCTACTCCTGCATTATTTGGAGTTGTTTTTAAAACTGCTACTGGTGTTGTATTATATAAATTAGAACTACTTTCATCTACATATACTTTTGCTACAAACTTTACATTAAAGTTATTAGCTACTATATTGTCATCTTTAACTGTAAATAAAATATCTTGACCAACTGCAAGTGTTTTATATAATGGTTTTTGGTCTATAAATATTGCCATTTTATCTTTTATTTATATTATTTAATATGTCTTGTTTAACTGCTTTTGCAACTTCTGTCGAAAAACCTTTTAATTCTAATCCTAATGGTTTTTGAAAAAAACTTATTCCCTCAATTCCTTTTATATATATACTTTTTGCTATAGCAAATTTTAAACTTTTTCTAGTTACAAATCTTCCTTTTTCATCTCTAGGTGCTATTCCTTTTTTTACTATCCATTTGTCAAATACATTTGTTGGTGGCATTTTAGTTTTATAACTATATGGACTTTTTTTAGTTACACCTTTATAATCTGTAAAACTTCTTATTCCTGTATATTGACCTTTATTTTTTCCTGTTTTAATTTCTCCACCTGCTCCAGATACCCCTTTGTCCATAAACTTACCATAGTCAAGCATACTAAATTGAACTATATAACCTTCTGCTGTTTTTATAAGTTTATAATTGATACTATTAATCAAAGAACCTGTTACTTCTTTTTTTTTCCTTTTTAATATTCCTATAGACTTATTGACTATACTTTTACCAAAGCTATTTAAGTACCTTTCTAAAGCTTTCACTATACACTAGCTACAAATATTTCTACATCTAAAGTAGCAGCAGGACTAACCTGTAAACTAGTTAAATCTGCCATAGTGCCAAAGCTAGGAGATGTATCTGCTTCTGCTAACATTACATCTTCTGCCGCACATAGTATATGTGATTGTCCTGCTTTTAGTAATACTTGATATAAAGTAGCTGCACCAACTACAGCTAATTCTAAACTGTTCGTTTGGTCTAAGTTAGTTACTCTTATATATCTAACATCTTCTTTGTCTATCTGTACTGCTGAACCATAAGAGTTAGTATCAAAAGCTGCTAAAAAAGTAGTTTGACCTGTAGTACAAGTTACAATTCTTTCATAAACATTATTTATTGAAGTAGTTGTTACTGTGTTTGTCGTGCCTCTGACTGCACCATTAAGTGTTACACTTTCACTAATTGTTGTTGTTAAATCTGCCATTTGTTATATTTTATAAGTTATTTTTGGTGGTATTAATTGTATCGTTAGTTTTCCTATTTTTAATTTAAACATTATTGTATCGCATCTGTTGTTGCTTGTGGTGCTATACAAGTATTATATTCATTTTCTATAATAATTGGTAAAGTAAACACCCAGCCTGTTACTGAACTATCAAACCTTTCTGTAAATGGCTCTAATGTTATATCTCCTTCTGTAAAGTATTTTGGTATAGCATTTATTCCCTGATTAGATAATAAAAGACTTTCTCCATTTTTAAATGTTCCAATTAAGTCATTACATATTTGTAAACAATCAGATAATACTTCTTGTTCATTTGATTGGTCTGGAAACACTAAATCCATAATAAATATTTGAAAGTTTAATGTCATTTCATGTGTTCCTGCAATTGCATTTATTGGATTAATAAACATTAAAGGGAACATAGTGTTTTTTTCCAAATCCATATCATATATATCTCCTGATTCTACAGTTTTTATTTGATAATGATTTGCTCCTAATTGCTTTAATGTATCTATAGTGTTATTATAATCTTTAAAATATGTCATCTTTGTACTGCTTTAGTTTCATTTAAATCTGTTTCATAAGTTAGCCAAGTTAGGCACTCATATAAACTTAAATTAGTTATTCTTTCCAAATTAATTATTTCTCCATTTGTCAACCGATACATCACACCGAACCAACCCCATTTTTCTGCAAATTGTTCATCTGCACTTTGTTTAGTATTTTCTTGTTCTGTTCCATTAAATACTGCTGCAAACATTTCAATAGTTCTTTCACGAAAATCCAAAAAAAAACCAATGAATTATTTACATCTGCTGCTTTCATTTTCTTTAGTTTTTCTGCCCTCATTCTTAAATCACTTTTACCATAAGCTTCGATAGAATAATTTTTACCATCTTTTTCTGTAATTGGTCTATACAACACAGCCATTATTTTAGTTAAATTATTCTGTATGCCATCTTTTAAATATGTTTCTAAATCAGCATATTCCCCTAATGTTATATCTTCCAAATTAGGATGAAAACCATATTCAATATCATTTACCTTTATAATACTTTTTAATTTAGATTCAGCTTTGTTTTGTAAAACTGCTATTTTATTCATTATTAAAGATATGTCGTTTATTGATAATTCTTTTATCAACTTTTTTGGCATATCAGATAATGTGCTTATCAAATCAATAGCTTCTTGAGTATTTGTTTTTTCTTTATTGCTTATTAATTTAATCCATTTGTCAAGTGTTACATCATTCCAACTATTTATCATTGTGTAAACACTTTCTTTGCCATCTTTATTTATTTTCAATCGCATAATATATAATAGAATTATTTGGTTTTTAGTTTAAAATCATTATGTTTGTCCTCGTTTTCTAAAAGTTTTTGTTTTTCAAAGGTGTAATTCTTCGGAGTTGCACCTTTTCTTATTGTACATAATATTTACCATAATTTGAATCTAATTCAAAAAACATTCTCATAGCTAAAGCATCTGCATAATCAGGAGAACGTCCTATAATATCTTTAACAGTTTCTTTCGGTATTATCTGTAGCTTATTATCTTTATCAGCATCTTTAGTTCTTACCTGCTCAAGTTCTTCTATAATATGGTTTTTCATATTTATATCATTACAATCTATTCCTATTTGAGCAGTATTAATCATATCAGCTAATTTGTAATAACATTGTGTTTTTAAATTTTGATAGTTCTCTCCTTTTAATGCTCTTGAATTATTTACAAAACCTCTGCAACGCATATAATCTTTTACACCACCACCTACTCCATCTTCATCAACTATTATATTTGTCAATCTTACACTATTAGTTTGTTGTAACAGTCTAATCTCATCCACAACCTCATTTACAGCTGATTTACCAATGCTTCTTATCTTTTTGATATGTAACCCTTCCCAAAGCATTATAATTGTTCTATCATTACCAAAACGAGCTACATCACAACTTATATATTTATCTCCTTGTTTCCCTGTTTGATTAAACAAATTCAATATAGCATCATATTCTATTAAATTATCATTTGTTGCATCATATTCCCAATTACCATATAATAGTCTTTGTTTGCTTAATTCATCTAATGTTAATAGCTGTGATTTATAATGTTTAGATATAAATTGATTGTCATCAACTAAACTTTGAATAAATTGCCTATGTGGTTTCTGAACTCCTTCTTTAGCAGGTTTATAATATTGTGTGTATACCCAGTTCTTAGCTGGGTTACAAGTCATTAATAACTTTGGTATCAAATTATATTCATCTAATTTATACCTCATTCTTGATGCAACTATGTTCTTTGCTTTTTCTGTTATTTGATTTGCTTCATCAATAAAAGCTGCTGTTATTTCTAATGAACCTAAACTATCAAAATTTCTATCTGATGGATATAAAAACAAGTCTTTTAGTATTATTTCACTTCCATTATAAAACTTAACTATATTAGATGCTGCATTAAAATTATAATGTTTATTAGCTAATATACCCCAAGTTTGACAAACTTCAAAAAAAGTATTTAGTGTTGTTTTCTTTAATGAATCTAATTTACTCCTACCCATTAAGTATCTTGTTTTAGGATATTTAATACATAAAAGAATAAGCCAACTACAACCTACCCAACTTTTACCTCCTCCTGCTGCACCTCCAAATAATACTTCTGTTGTTTGTTTATCGAATAGATATTCTATTGCTTGTCCTTGTGTATGAGTAAATTCAGTATCAATATTCAACTCCTTTGATATTTACATTAATTTTTATAGGCTCATCTCCTGATGATAAATCTAATTCACTCCTTTCTATATATCCTCTTTTCTTACCTTTCGTCTTTAAATAAAATATTGTAGCTGATGTGCTACCATCTTTAATCTGTGTATGCAATTGACTTTCAGCAAAATCTAATGCTATGTTTTCAATTTCTTTTACTGACTTAGCAAATTCATTATCTTCTTTTAACCATTTATAATACGTACTTCTTGGTATATCTGCTTGTTTACAAGCTAATGTTACCACTCCTAAGCTATTTTCTAATGCTTTTAATATTGCTTCTTTTTTTATGTGTCTATTTTTGTCCATTTTTTATATATCTAAATGCTGCTGTTATTCTATTTTTAGTACTTGTTTTATTAAATCCTTCCATCTTTTGTTTACCTGTATTTCTACCAAAGAAATAACATACCCAATCTATATGCCTTTTTAATGAAAATATCAAACTTGGTGCTGATGTTGTTATTCCCATTACATAGTTTTCTTTTGTATATTTTTTAGCTATAAAGTCTAACAATCTCCCTCCTATTCCTATTCCTTGATAATCAGGCAATATAACTAACCTATGTACTTTTTTTAAGTTAGGTTTTTTGTTTGGTAAATGTAATATACTTATATATCCTGCTATTTGTTCATTAACATAAGCTACATAACTATGTGCAGCATTATTATGTGTATGACTTAAATAGTGGTGTTTAGCAAACACTTTCCATATTGACTTATCTCTTGTTTGGAATATTTCAAATCTAACTTTTGGTCTATTTTTTTTTTGCCCTTCAAGTTTTTGAAAGGTCATACTATCTGTGTTAAACACCCAATCAGGAAGCAACCAATCTTGTACATCATGATGACAAGTTACAGCTATAAACTTTTTATCAGATTTACGTACAGCCTTTTGCATTGCATAAGAACCTATTTTAGCTACATTTCTATCAACAACTGATGTAAATTCATCAAATACTATTAATTCATCTTCTCTTAATAATGCATTGGCTAAATCAACCCTCATCTTTTGTCCATTCGATAATACTGAATATGGCTTTAACCAACTTGGTGGACTACTAAAACCAACACTATTAAATATTTTAGTTATATCATCAACAGATGCTTGTTTAGGCATATCGTCTAATATAGTTTCTGCTTCATATTTAAAATTAGTAACATAAGCATTTTCAAATAATTCTTTTGCAATAGTCGTTTTACCTGTACCACTATTACCAACTATTAATCCTATTTGCCAATTATCATCTATATCTATATTGCCTTCAAAATGTTCTTTTATATGTTCAGTTTGCAAATCAAACTTACCCATTACTGATGATACTCTAAAAGATTTTTTAGGTTTTGTTTCCCTTAAAATGTTAAAATTCGGCATTTATATCCTTTTTTAGTTAAATCATTAAACAATGCTTCTTGTTCTCTTTCTGATGTTAGTTCTACTTCTACTCTAAATTCATCTGATATATTTTCTGATATATCTTTAATTGGTGTTTCTTTATCATCTTCATTTTGCCATACATCTAAGCCCCATTCTGATAAGTCTAAGCTGTTCCATTCGTTAGCTAATATATCCCATTCCCATTCTCCGAAACCTACATTGTCTTTTACTATAAATTCTTTTTTCTGTTCTTCTGTTAATCCTTTAGCAATTTTAACATGAACTTCTTTCAAACCTGCTTCAATACAAGCTTTATGTCGCATGTTACCACCAAGAATAGTCATATTTTCATCGACAACTATTGGTCTTAATTCTAACATTTCAGGAAAATCTTTTATAGATTGAACAAGCTTCTTAAACTTATCATCTTTTATAATTCTTGGATTAGCAAGATTAGGTTTTAACTCATTGATTTTTAACTTCATATAATATAATAGAATTTTATTTAATTTATTTTAATGAAAATAATTCTGTTTGATTAATATTTTCTTTTTTTATTATTCCCAACATTGTTTCAAATATAGTTTTACCTGCTTCATAATCAACTAAATTTCTTGCAATTTTTCTCATATCTTGTTTACCTTTATATTTTTTAAAATCATAATCGTGATATTTTGAAAGATTTAAAATTATATCTTTAGATAGACCTCTTGATAATTGTGGGTTTTTTCTTTCATTTATGTTATTAGGTAAATTAAAATTAGTCCAATATAAATGTCTACCTCTTTTATGTGCAGTAATTAATGGTTCATAATATGGTATTACATTTTCAACACAATATTTACCTTTAAAAAAAGTATCTAAAAAAATTATTTCTTGATACAATTGCATATCTGGATATCTCATTTTTTGTACTGTTTTCATAGATAAATTAAATCTGCTATGAGTAGGACATGGTGGAGAACTCCATATAAAATCGTATTCTTTATAATGGTCTAACAAATATTGATGTGCATCTTCTATAATTACCTTATCATTAGGAAATCTTTCTTGATATAATCTAGCACATTCTGTGTCAAGTTCTACTGCAGTTACTTCTATATCATCTTTTACTTCGTTCCACTTGTATCGGTTACCACCAAGACAAGCATATAAGTTTAGTATTTTCATTAGCTTGTAAGTTTCTCTTTAGTTTCTTTCCATATTTTATCTTTTCTTTTACTAAGTGATGGTTCTGTTCTTCTTATATTAGGAAACCCACCAAATTCTTTTTCTACTTCTTGCATATATTCACCACATTTAGGACATTCAGACCCTATATTGCAAATTTTACCATTAACAACTTTCATTACAACTTTAGTTAATTGCTTTTGTATTTCACATTTATTGCATTGAAATAATAACATTTTAAATATGATTTAATTTGACTTTGCTTAATTTCTTTTTCTCTAATTCTTCTAATTCAAATTCTAAATGGTGTATTGCTTTTTTTACATCTTCTATATGTTTATCTATATTGCTCATTCCCTTTTCTGTTTTTTTACCACATCTTAAAAGATATGTAACAGAATTACCTACATTATAACTTAATTCCCAATCTGCTATAACTTTTCTAGCTTCATATTTATAATATTTACCTATATAATAATTTGGTATTTTATTTGTATTTTTCATATATTCTTTTTATTCCTTTAAAACAATCATTTAAACAAGTACTACAACTTGTTCCTGTATCATAATTACTACCATAAATTGTGTTAAATAATGTTATCATTCTTTTTTTAGCTGCTTGATTCTTTGCTATACCTGTTTTTATATCTCCCCACAACACTATTACTTCTTGTATTAATTCATCAGGAATACCTTCAGGTTGTTCTACTTCTTTTGTTTTTAACCAATATTTCTGTGGACATTCCATTAAACTGATTCTGGCTTTGATAGACATAAAACATAAACAAATTTTGCAGCTTCCTGTTGGTTTAAAATAATAATCACAACTTTTACAGATATTTAATCTATCATCATATATTTCATCAGATACGAAAAATTTATTCATCTAAAAGTTCTTTTAATTGTTCTCTTACTTTATCAATAGTAGAAAATAAACTATTTCTGCTTATACCTGTTTTTTTTGCTAATCCACTTAATGTATTTCCTTCATAATAATAAAGTTTAAATACATCTCTATCATACCAATAAAATTCATCTAATGCTTTGTCTATTAATTCTAACTTTTGCCATTGTTTATATTCTTCTTGGTTTGGTATATTATATAAATTTTTTTCATTAATACTTTTTACTTCATAAGTTATATTGCTAGAGTAACTATCTAAATTAGTATAATATTTTTTATATTTATAATAATAAGGACTTCTAGGACTTGTAAAACTTCTTCTTAAAACCACTGCTCCATAAGACAAAATACCTTTTTTACCATCTTTTTCATATATAGATTTTAAAGTATCAGGATTCATTTGCATAAAATATAACATTAATTCTTGAACAACTTCATTAATTTCATTTTCATCAAGACTAAAAGTATAAGACATTTCTATAAATGTTTCTCTACAATTAGCTACTTCTTGATATATTTTATTCATTATTTTTTTCTATATCTCTTAAATCTCTCACTAACATTTCTAAAGCATTGTCTAACAACAATTTATATGCTCTTATAGATTCTAAATTTCTTTTTGTTTGTATACCTGCAAAAAAACCATTAACCATAACTGATGTATTTATAGGTATAATCATTAACCAATCATTCCAATTACCTGATATTACAGAAACATCTTTACCATAACTATTATGATATTCTATAATTAATTTTAAAACTTCTTTAAAATTTTCGTATTTTGTTTCAGATGAAATCTCTTTGACAAATGATAGCATTAACTTCAGATAATCATTTATAATTATTTGATGCATAGTATTTGCAAATATGGGTTTTGTCATATCTCAAATATATAAAAATATTTATTCGAGTTTTTTTTGTTTTTTTAAGTTTTTAACAAGTTCTTTATAATAACTTATTTTTTCTACATAATCTACTCTAGTAATTTTATAATTCTGTCTTGCTATAAATTGTAATTCTTCAGCAGTACCTATACCATATTCATTATCTAATTGCAATCCAAACTTATATTGTTCTCCCTGTCCAAATAAATTATCTGCTGCTGATTGGGGTTTAACATTTTTTTCTAACCAACGTGTCGATAAATGACGTCTACTCATAAAATGGCCTGCGTGGATTTGCTTATAATGATATTTCCTGCCTGATGTATAACATTTTACCATACCATTATCATCACAATCTTTTATTCTTATATATAAACTAAACCACTTATCTAATTCTTTTTTTAGTTTACTTATTGATTTTTTTACCCCCATATAATCATTTGTTCATCTTTTGGTATAGGTTTATAATACTGATACCTAGCTATATTCGTAGTTCTTCCAAATCTAGTTTTCCATTCTATTAAATTAGTTTCTATTGGATAACCTTCATCTTTTAAATCAAATATTATACCTGATAAACGAGTAGCTCCATATTCTTTAATTGCTTCCCAACTTGTTATGTTACCATAAGTTTTTAAATGCCATAATATAGCATCTTTTTGAGTTTTTATTTCATCTCTAGTAATTCTGATTGTTTTCATTTTATTTGTTTTAATTGTGGTTGATAAAATTCTACATTCTTCTGCTTCAAAGTTTCAGTCCTATAAATTGCATCTGATATTCTTTTTTTATGCTGTAATATCCAACGATAAAATGTTCTTATATTTAAAAATGGTTCAAAATCACTATAACGAACCCCCATATAAAAAGCATCAATAATTTGATTTAAATACATTCTTTTAAATGTATTTTCTTTTTTCAAATCTTCAGCTAATATTTTAGCCAATGAAGCCATTGTTTGTGCATCTGCTCTATGTCCTAATTCTACAGATGTTTTAGCAATTAAATCTAATAAACTTTCTGTTAATTGTTTAATGTTTTCCTCTTGTAATGTTTTCATAATATTTTTTATCTATATAACCTGTTCTTGCTATTACTTTTAAATCTAAAACTTTAATATTTTTTAATAAATGATGATGATATATATTTTTTTCTAATTTTCTTAAAATTACAGAATATAATTTAATATCCAATATTGGAAATAATTCATCATTATATTTTTTTGAAAAAACTATTTCATTTAAATTTTTTATATAATTTCTATTATTTTTTTGATAGCTTATTTTTAAATTACCATATATTATTTCTCCTTTATCTATTTTATCCATACTAAAATTTATATTTACTCATATCATTATTAATTATAATTCTATGTTTATATACATAGTCTCCTTTAGGCTCTTTGAATTTTTTACCTACTTCTATTTTACCACTATATTTAAAATATT